ATTAAAGCACCAGAGTTTGTTATGAGACAATGGTATAAACACGTGGTGGGTATCGAAACCACATCTAACAGTTCAGCCAAAGATCATGCTTGGAACGAAATCAGTGGTAGGTATGTACCTGTTGAGGATTTCTACTATCCCTCAGTTTGGAGAAAACAGTCGGATGATAACAAACAGGCATCAGAGGGCGTGTTAGATGATTTACAGCAAAAGAGAATGGATATGGTTTTCAATGAATATATGAGACAAGTAGAGATGGCTTACGATAGGATGATTGATGCTGGTATGGCTAAAGAACAAGCAAGAATCATATTACCACTAAATCAATACACAGAAGTTTATTGGACAGCATCATTTCAAGCAATTATGAATTTCATCGAACTCAGAAACGAAAAGACATCTCAAATAGAGATACAAGAGTATGCAAAGCTGTTATTAGATTTAATGCATGAAGTCTATCCAATGACAACGAAGTTATGGGCTGAGGCGCACGGTTGGTAATAGTAGAATCTCATAGGGAATGGAAAAAGTTTATGGTGGAGTTTGGTAAAGACAACTCTATCGTAATTCCAATTGCATGTGATAAGAACAAACATCCGATGGATACTAATCTATGTTTACTTTATGTTAAAATGTTAGATGGTTCGCTTGAAGAATATATTTTACCATTCAGACACTCCGATGCTATAAATTTGAAACTTAGCTATATCGATAAAACCGTTACAGAAAAAGACGTGTTTACTTACGACAAAAAAAAGTTATTACACTTTTTGAAATGGGATAATGTAATAGACATGCAAATGCATTACTATATGTCTAAAAATGAACCAATACCTATTGATGATGTAACGACTGGCGCGCATGAATATTTCTACAGAACTCATTATAAAACTAAGAATATAAATTGTATTATTCCAATGATGAAGCATATAGAATGGTGTAGAAAATTAGTAGAGCATTTAAAACTTACTGTATTTATAAAACCCGCAAATAGCAGTGTATTAAAAATCTACAACGATGATGTAATTTCTAACCTACAATTCATAGAACAGAATGGATTACAAACTGTAAACGGAATGGTATACTCAGAGTATAATCCTTACACTGCTACAGGCCGGCCGTCTAATAGATTTGGTGGTTTGAATTTTGCCGCCCTTAATAAAAAAGACGGAAGTCGTAAACAATTCATCAGTAGATTTGGAAAAGATGGTATGTTGGTTGAGATGGATTATGATGCTTATCATTTAAGATTAATAGGTGATGAAGTAGGTTATAATTTTCCTGATGGTTCTGTACATAAACATATGTCCAAACTTTATGGTGTTGGGTATGATGAAGCAAAATCACTATCATTTCAATATTTATACGGGCACATACCTGAGGAAGTGTTGAAAAAAAATCCTTTTTTTAGAAAAGTACAGACATATATAGATGCTGTTTGGAGCGACTATAAATCATCAAAATCCATAAAATCTAATATTTATAATAAGAGGATAAGAGCAGAAAACCTTTCGGATATGAATAAGAATAAGGTTTTCAACTATCTTATTCAGTTGACAGAAACAGAAAGTAATATGAGAATGCTTACAAAGTTAATACCTAAAATGAAGGGTTACAAAAGTAAATTAATTTTGTATAGCTATGATTCTTTTTTGTTTGACTTTTATATGCCAGATGGTTTAAATTTCATACATGAAATGAAGAGAATCATCGAACAAAGTGGTAAGTTTCCTGTAAAGGTAGGTAAGGGTTGGAATTATCACGAAATGAAAGATATAACGAGGAAATTTAAATGATTACAGACTTGAATAAAATTATCAATGAATGGGCGTTTCGTACTCATAGTGGTAAACCTAATCCAAATAGTATGGCTCATCAAATTATACTAGAAGGTGTTCTAAAAGATTTTGGGTGGAATGCTGAACAAAGAGAAGAATTGTTTAGCAGTGACTCATTTCGAATGAGTGAAAAAAGGAAACCAGGTGAAGTATGGAAAACTTCAAGTGGTTGGGCAGGTTTAAAGCCTGGTGAGGAAAGAGCTCAGTATGGTATGGCAAATAAAAAAACTGCTCAGAAATATGTTGCCGGCGAAGAGGAAGTAGATGACAAACCAAAGGAAAAATCATCATCAAGTGCTGATAACGAGAGAGAAAAGATTGGTGGTAAAGTATATAGTGAACCTTTGGAAACTGATGATGAAAAATTTGCTGAACAGAACAAAAATAACAGAACTACAGATGTTTACGAAATGCCTGAAAGTGTGAAAAATAATCCAAAAATACCGAAGAAATATGTACAGTTTATAGAAAGAGTAATGAACACTCGTTTAACAGATAAAGCAAAGGGTTTTAATGCTGATGGAGATACTAAGCTTTCAACTTATTATGGTATGGGAAAAGTTGGTGCCGGTGGGGCTCAAGCAAATGCCGGTGAACTTCTTTCTATGATGGCCACTTGTATGAGAGCTAAAGAAAGAGGAGAATTTTTCAGAAGCATTGACGAACACATTCAGAAAGCTAAAGCTAGAGGAGAGAAAATAAATATCACAGATAGATGGGCTAAAGCAGCTAAAGAAAATAGCTCCGCTATTCTTAGAATGATGTATGATACTCATGGTCCTGAATATCAAATAGTTGGTTCCGCATGGGATATACCAGAAGAGTTCGAAGCATTAGGACAAGATTACGGAACAAAGGGATACAGCACCGATATTATGTTTACAGTAAAGGTTGGTGATAAAATCATAAAAGAAGAAATATCACTGAAACAAAGTTTAAAAGGACAGAGACTATTAAATAAAACAGTTGGTTCGGTATTCCAAGATTCAGGAATTTTGCCAAAAAATCTTCAACAAAAAGGGGAGAACCAATATAAAGAAGCTCAGATAAAAAACATCGAAAATTTTTACGAAAGAAATAGTGATAATGTTAGGGAGTTTCTAAACAATATCGGTGACGATGAAGATTTTGAGAAGACTCTTCTCAAAGTTGCACAAGATATGGACCCGAAAAACAAAGACAAAACCATAGCGGAATTTGAATCATTTATTAAGCAATACTATGAAGATTTAAAAAATAACCCTGATTTAAAATTAGACAGAGATTATATCAAACAAAATATTAAGAAGGGTGGTAAAAGAGCCATAGATAAAATATCAGTAACTTTGGGTAGGATTATGAATGAATATGGTGACCCGCTAGGTGGTGAGTTTGTAGACCAACAAAAACAATTAGCAAAAGATCAGGCAAAAGAGGTTGCTGAATTTATCAAAGAAGACGAAAAAGCAAAATCTCTTGTAATGAATGTTATAAGGGAATCCTTTCCTTTGAAATCAGTTTCAGAAGGTGATGAGAATATAATATTAGGAGAGTTTGTTGTCAGTAAAAAAGTGATGAGTGCTATTTTCGGAACGGATGATTGGAACAAAATAATAGAATCATTAGAGGTAAACGCAGATGCCGATCCACCTATGATAGAATACAGAGCAAAAGTTAGAGGAACAGATAGAATTATTCCAATTACTGAAGTTGGTATAAGAGAAGATGGTGAGGGCTATGGTGGTGCTCACAAATTTGAAATGTTAGTTGCACCAAACTTTGGAAAAAATGTTGAATCAGTATCACGTGACATTTATGGAGACCAAGAACCAATAAAGTTTCCTGACTCACCAGCGGCGGACTTTAGAAGGTAAGAATGAAAACTCAACTGCTATGTACATTTACTGATAAGGGGAGTTTGAATGATGTCTTGGAACTTATTATGGAATGTAATGATATACTTTATAATAAGATTTATGTTTTCGAAAATGGCAAAGATAAGTCACAACTGATTTGCACATACAATGTAGAGTATGAGGATGACCATATATCAGAAGATATACCAAATACAATTTCACTTCATAGAAAAAAACAAACCAATACATTATATACTATTAATGCGCTAAATGAAGTCATAAGGGAACTCAATAATGGTATATTAGATAAGAAATTTTCTATACCTTGGGAAGACTATCAGAATAGTTTGTTACTTACTAATGATGATGGCTTGAATAAAATACCTACAAAGATATTTAAAATTATTAATACAAAAGATTGAAAAAAAAATTGTATTTAACTAAAAAGTTAGATACTTATTATAGGTTACAAAAGTAACTAATAAATGCTAATTAACTAATAAGGAGAATAACAAATGGATATTAATTCTATTCGTAAGCGTCTTAATCAGCTTCAAACAACAAACAATCGAACTTCAAACCTTTGGAAACCACAACCTGGTAAACAGGTTATTCGTATATTGCCATACAAACACAATAAGGATAATCCTTTTATCGAATTGTTTTTTCATTTTGGTTTGAATAACAAAACCTATTTATCACCAATCACATTTGGTCGTCCAGACCCAATTGAAGAGTTTGCACAAAAACTCAAAACAAGTGGTAACAGAGAAGAGTATCAGATGGCTCGAAAGCTAGAGTCAAAAATGAGAACTTTTGCACCTGTTGTCGTTCGTGGTGAAGAAGGTCAAGGTGTTCGTTTTTGGGGTTTCGGTAAGACTGTCTATCAAGAACTACTCTCAGTGATTGCAGATCCTGACTATGGTGATATCACAGATCCAGTAAGTGGTCGTGATGTATCAGTAGAGTTCATAACTGCCGAAGAGAGTGGTGCTTCATTCCCTAAAACTTCTATTCGTGTTAAACCTAATCAGACTCCAATCGTAGAGGATAAGGCACAGTTAGAAGGTATGTTGGATAATCAAAAAGACATTACTGAATTATATCAGGAACTCTCATATGAAGAACTCACAGGCGTTCTAAATCAGTGGTTGAATCCAGACTCAACTGAAGATGGAGAAGAAACTGCACCAGTATCAGCAGTTGCTGCTGAATCAGCAAATACTGTTGAAGATGCTAGTGCAGCATTTGATGAGTTGTTTAGTAAGTAAATAAAGTGTAGTTGGGGCTGTAGTTCAGTTGGGAGAACGCTTCCCTTGCACGGAAGAGGTCGCAGGTTCGAATCCTGTCAGCTCCACTATTTAACTAGGAGAAACACATGTCAGTAAAAGATGACTTGGCTGGGGTTTTAGCGGATTCCCTAAATAAAAAATTCAAAGATTATAAGGTTGCATATTTCTTAGATGGTGCACAACAAACACCCACTGATATAAAAGAGTTTATTTCAACAGGCTCAACTATGTTGGACTTAGCTATTTCAAATCGCCCTAATGGTGGTATTGCAGTGGGTAGGATTACAGAATTAAATGGTTTAGAAAGTAGTGGTAAATCATTAGTTGGAGCACACTTACTCGCTGAGACTCAAAAGAAAGATGGTGTGGCAGTTTACATAGACACTGAAACTGCTGTAAGCGAAGACTTTTTAGAAGTTATTGGTGTAGACATTGGTAAGATGTTGTATCTACATTTAGAAACAGTGGAAGACATATTTGAAGCAATCGAAGAAATTGTAACTAAAGTTAGAGAGTCAGATAAAGATAGATTAGTAACTATCTTAGTTGATTCACTCGCAGCTGCCACAACTAAAGTTGAGCTAAATGCAGATTACGATAAAGATGGTTGGGCTACCTCAAAGGCTATTGTGATTTCTAAAGCTATGAGAAAGATTACTCAGATGATTGGTAGACAAAGAATTGCTTTAGTATTTACTAATCAGTTAAGACAAAAGTTAGGTGTGATGTTTGGAGACCCTTGGACAACAAGTGGTGGAAAAGCTTTACCATTTCATGCTTCAACTCGTATTAGACTCAAGAATAAAGGGCAGATTAAAGATAGTAAAAAGAATACTATTGGAATGACTATACTGGCACAAGTTATTAAAAACCGTTTAGGTCCTCCACTTCGGAAAGCTGAGTTTCCACTTTATTTCGAAAGTGGTGTTGATGATGAAGGTAGCTGGTTGCAGGTTTTGAAAGAACATAAGATTGCTAAAGTGGGTGGTGCTTGGTACACAATGGATAATCATAAAGGTGAGGAAATTAAGTTTCAATCTAAAGATTGGGCTGGACTATTAGAGGACAAAGACTTCAAAGAACATTGTTATGATATGATTTGTGATAAAGTAATTCTGAAATACAATAAAGCTGAAATTGGTATCGATGATGTAGAAATCACTGATGAGGTTCTTGGTGAGTAATGGTAAGTATCTTTCGATATTAGAGGAAATAAAAAGTAAAGGCGGTGATGTAAACTCTACTGAACCCAATGACAAAGTATTGATTATAGATGGGCTAAACACTTTTATTAGATGTTTTAGTGCTATACCAACTCTCAATGATGACGGTGCTCATGTTGGGGGAATAGTTGGTTTTCTTAGGTCAATCGGATACGCTATTAGAACTATTAGACCTACCCGAACTGTCATAGTATTTGATGGTAAAGGTGGGTCTAACCGCCGTAAGAAAATATTTCCAGAGTACAAAGCTGGTAGAAATATGTCTAAAAGATTAAACCGTTCCTATGATTTTAATTCTAAAGAAGATGAACGTCAATCTATGGTTATACAGTTGACTAGAGTTATTGATTATTTAGATTATTTGCCAATCACTTCTATTACAATTGAGGATATAGAAGCTGACGATACGATGGCTTACATCACAAAACAAGTACTGAAGACTTCAAAAATAGTTTTGATGTCTACAGATAAGGACTTTCTTCAGTTGGTAAATCATAGAGTATCGGTTTGGTCTCCTACAAAAAAGAAACTATACGACCCACCAAAAGTGTTAGAGGATTATGGCATTCCATCCCATAACTTTGCTGTCTACAGAGCAATCGATGGAGATAAGTCTGATAACATAGATGGAGTTCGTGGCTGGGGATTGAAAACTATTCAAAAAAAATTACCACTTTTGCTCGAAGACAATATACTTAATATAGATGACATAATTAATGAAGACGAAAAACTCAAAGAGAATGAGGAGTTATTGAAAAGAAACCATATGTTGATGCAATTAGATGAAGTGGACATCAGTGCTTCGGCTAAGATGAAGATACTTGATAAGATTCGTGAACCAATCAACAAACTGAACAAACTTAAATTTCAAAAAAGATTTATAGAGGATAGGTTATTTGCCACACTACCCAATATGGATAGTTGGTTAGTTCAATGTTTCGCAACATTAAATCAAATGGCTAAGAAAACGCATGGGTAGACAAAAGAAATATAACTCAGAAGAAGAAAAGAAGATTGCTCAACGAAAGTGGTCTATGGAATATTACTATAGAAATAGAGCAGTTCTTCAGGCAAAAGCACGTGAGAGATATCGTAGAAAAAAACAAATGGAAATAAAAGAAAAACAAAGAAAAGAGTTATATGGTGAGTGAGAATTTCAATCAATTTGGCCCGACATTTCAATCAAAGATAATATCATCTTTACTATCAGACAACAAATTCATACAGACTATAAGTGACATACTTGAACCGAAATACTTCGATTCAGATGCGAACAAATGGTTATCAACACAAATCAGTAAATACTTTAATGAGTTTAGAAAAGCACCTACATTAGAAGTTCTCAAAATTAAGATAACTCAAATGGATGATGAAATTTTAAAAGTATCTGTAATAGAGAACTTAAAAGAAGCTTGGAGAAGTGTTGAGGCAACTGATTTAGAATTCGTCAAACAAGAAACATTAGACTTTTGTAAGAACCAAGTACTGAAGGGTGCTATTGTCGAAGCCGTAGATTTATTAGAGCAGAAGAAATACGATGAGATTAAAACCATAGTTGATGCAGCTATGAAGGCTGGTAGTGAAAGAGACTTAGGACATGATTACATCATATCTTTAAATGATAGGCTTACAGAGTCGGTTAGAGAAACTCTACCAACACCTTGGGATGCAGTTACTGCAGTTATGGATGGTGGGCTCGGTGGTGGAGAGTTGGGTGTATTAGTAGCACCCGCTGGTATTGGTAAGACGTGGTGTCTACAAGCTTTGGCTGCCCACTTAGTAAAAGAGGGTAAAACAGTTGTTCACTATACTTTAGAGTTGAATGAGTCTTACGTTGGTTTAAGATATGATACTGTATTCAGTGGAACACCAACTGCTAATATAAAGTTTTATCAAGATGAAGTACAGAAAGTGATAGATGGATTGAAAGGTAAGTTGATTATAAAATATTATCCAACCAGGTCAGCAACTGTAAATACATTAGCGGCTCATCTTAAACAAATGGAGATTCAAGAAATCAAACCCGACGCTGTGATAGTGGATTATGCTGATATTTTGAAGCCTACAACTTTCTATAAAGAGAAAAGACATGCAACAGGTGAAACTTACGAAAATCTTCGTGGTATCGCTGGTGAGTTTGATATTCCGATATGGACAGCATCACAGGCAAATCGTAGTTCATTAGAGGAAGATGTTATCGATGCAACAAAAGTATCAGAGGATTATTCTAAAGTTATGACAGCAGATTTTGTAATGTCAGTTAGTCGCAAGGTTGAAGATAAGATTGCTAATACAGGTAGATTTCATGTAATTAAAAACAGATTTGGAGTTGATGGTATAACCTTTCCAGCAAATATAAATACCAACACAGGTTTGATTCAGGTGCATGAAGCATCTACTGTTGCCGGAAAACAAGCACAAGGAAAGATGGATAATTCAGAAGAATATTTAAGAAAAACTTTATCCCAAAAATATAAAGATATGGAAGGTTTTGAGTAAATAAGAATGAGTATATATTATATTTAATATTGTATTAAGGAGTTACTATGGAAAAGTTTACATTATCAGAAAATTTTATTAGCAAATACAAAAGGAAAAAGGCTCCTTTTGGTTTTAATGGGTTAGGAGAATTGGTTTATATGAGAACCTATTCTCGTATAAAAAAAGATGGAAAAAACGAAAGATGGTGGGAGACAGTGCAAAGAGTTGTAGAGGGAACTTACAACATGCAAAAGAATTGGATTGAATCACATCAATTAGGGTGGAATCCGTGGCAGGCTCAAAAGAGTGCTCAAGATATGTATGAGCGTATTTTTACTATGAAGTTTTTGCCACCCGGCCGTGGTCTTTGGGCTATGGGAACTCCTATAACTGAAGATAAAGGTTTGTATGCCGCCCTTAACAATTGTGCTTTCGTATCTACGAAAACACTAAAGGAAGATTATGCTAAACCTTTCTGTTTCCTTATGGATGCCAGTATGTTAGGTGTTGGTGTCGGATTTGACACCAAAGGTGCTGGTGAGATAGTTATTAAAGGTGTGGATAAAAACAGAGATGAACAAATATATAGAATACCTGATACGCGAGAGGGTTGGGTAGAATCACTGAAACTGCTTTTAGAAAGTTACTTTCACGGACAGGCTCCGATAGAATTTGATTATACAAAGATTAGACCAGCTGGTGAACCTATAAGTGGGTTTGGTGGTGTATCAAGTGGGCATGAACCTTTATTAGAGGTGCATGAAGATATCAGAAAAGTATTGGATAAAAATAGTGGAGAACCTATTACCTTAACTACAATTGTAGATATAATGAATCTTATAGGGAAGTGTGTTGTTGCGGGTAATGTTAGAAGAACTGCTGAGATTGTTTTCGGAGACCCACACTCAGAAGAATACTTAGATTTAAAGAATTATGAAGTCAATCCACATAGAGAGCAATATGGATGGACATCAAACAATAGTATATTTGCTGAGCTTGGTATGGATTACAGTGAGGCTGCCAAAAGAATTGTGGATAATGGAGAGCCTGGCTTTGCGTGGCTAGATAATATGAGAAAGTATTCTCGTATGAAGAATGGTGGAGATAACAAAGACCACAGAGTTATGGGTGGTAATCCTTGTTTAGAACAATCTCTTGAATCATACGAGTTATGTTGTTTGGTAGAAACATTTCCTGATAATCACGATGATTTTGAGGACTATGCTAGAACATTAAAGTATGCTTATCTATATGCTAAAACAGTTACATTAGGGAGAACTCATTGGAGCGATACCAACAGAGTTATGTTGAGAAATAGAAGAATAGGTTGTTCTGTTAGTGGTGTTGCTCAGTTTATTACTCACAGAGGAATCGATGAATTAAAGGATTGGTTAAATGATGGATATGATGTTATTCAAGAATGGGATGATGTTTACTCTGATTGGTTTGCTGTACCGAAGTCAATTAAAACTACTTCAGTTAAACCATCTGGCACCGTTTCATTATTGGCTGGTGCTACTCCAGGTTTACATTATCCCGAAAGTAGATTTTACATAAGAAGAATAAGGTTATCGAAACACTCAGAATTACTAGAACCATTAAAAAAAGCTGGTTACAAATTAGAACCAGCATTTGGTTCTGAAGATACAACAGTAGTTGTGGAAATACCTGTTGATGTTGGTGAAGGTATTAAGACAGCAGCTGAACTTTCGATTTGGGAACAATTCAGTTTAGCAGCTTTTCTTCAAAGACATTGGGCAGATAATCAAGTAAGTTGTACAGTTACATTCAATCCTCAGACAGAAGCAAATCAGATTGCACCGTGTCTGAATTATTATCAGTATCATCTAAAAGGTATTAGTTTACTACCAAGACATGATTATGGTGCGTATAAACAAATGCCTTACGAATCAATAGACGAAAAGGAATACAATAAACAGATAAAGAAACTCAGTAAATTATCATTTGGTGTTATCAAAAATGAAGAAGCTGATGTCGATAAATTCTGTAATAACGATAGTTGTGAGATTCCACCAATGACTGGTGATAATGATGACCAAGAATATGCTAATTAAAAATATGCGGACAGGCAGAGGACACACCTGTAAAAAAATGTGTCTTTCATTAATGAATAAACAAGGAGATGATTATGAATTATCGTAATCTTATGGTCTCATTTATAATGACAACAGGATTGTTTTCACAATCTATTGTTGGAATTGTACATGGACTTAAACCACTTGAAGGAGCTAATATTGTCGTTGAAGGAACAGAGCTTGGCGCAGTTTCTAATGACGAAGGTATGTATACAGTATCCGATGTTTCTGTTGGAACATACGATGTGACTGCTTCTTTTATTGGTTACTCTTCGGTGACTAAATCTATAGTTGTTGGAGAGGGTGACAATGTAGTTGACTTTCATCTTGAAGTTGACGCGGTTGTACTGTCGGCACTTGAAGTTCTTGCTTCTCGTGCAGATGAAACAACACCTGTAGCTTACACAACTGTAGACAAAACTGAAATGGAAGTTCGTCTTGGTTCTCAAGACATCCCTATGGTTTTAAATACTACACCATCTGTGTATGCTACACAACAAGGTGGTGGTGCGGGTGATGCTCGTATCAACGTAAGAGGTTTCAATCAACGAAATGTTGCTGTAATGATAAACGGAGTTCCCCAAAATGACATGGAGAACGGATGGGTTTATTGGTCTAATTGGGATGGAGTAGGAGATGCTACTTCTTCCATTCAGATGCAAAGAGGTCTATCAGCAGTTAATCTTGCTACACCATCTATTGGTGGAACAATGAACATAATTACCGATCCTGCTGCTCAAGAAAAGGGTGGTAAGTTCAAACAAGAAGTCGGTGAGGGTGGATTCTTAAAATCTACCTTAAATTATAACTCAGGTCTAATCAATGATAAACTGGCAGTAAGTGGAACGATTGTTCGTAAAACCGGTGATGGTTTTATAGACGGAACATGGACAGACGCTTGGGCTTATTATCTTGGTACATCTTACGCGGTAAGTGATGACCAAAGATTTGAGTTGTATGCCATTGGTGCTCCACAGCGTCATGGTCAGAACCTATACAAACAGAACATAGCTACTTATTCACAAGAGTTAGCTGGTGATATCGATGGGTATGATGTTACTGCTTTTGCTGAAGGTGAGAAGTTCGAAAGTGAAGC